ATGTTCGAACAATACAATCACATTATGACACTCCGGTTCACCAACGCAGACACGGAGGCTATTGCAATTAGTCCGGCTGGTGTTCGCCAATGGCTGGAGGGGGGAGCAACCGCTTATAACGCGCTGATTGGCCAGGGTGGTAGTGGGGGTAGTGGAGCCTTGATCGTTGGTGATAACGGATTCCTGCGGGTGTCTTCCCAGTTCGGTATGAGACACATCATGACATACGCGGACACCACCTTCAATGATCAGACAGTCGATGCCATGCCGGATGAGTCCCTTGAGGTTCATACTGCTTTCGAGGCGTGGAACTCGGCTACTACCCAATGGGATAAGGATTTCGAGGGTTCGAATCTCTACGGCGCATTTGAGGAGATGGCAACCAATATTATCAATGCCGTGGGCGCATCACCAAGTGGACTGAGTGACTACGCTGATGGGGGAACAATCGCGCTGGCCTCGGTCAATGTGGTAGTCTTCAACGAGCCGCAGATTGCTTACGATACTGATTCCGGAGCGTAAGCGAATTTCTGCATTCTTTTAACCAGCTACGGGCGGTGGCGGACTATTTCGTCATCGCCTGTAGGCAAATAGAATACTGACTGAGATAGAGAGGACACACAAAATGTCTAATAGCGCTGGGGTTTCCAGGAAGAGCATAGCCAAAAAGCTACGCAAGCAATACGATCACGCAGCAGTGACTAGCGACGGTCGAAAGGTCTGGTTTAATGAGCTGGATGGCCACAATTACCCGCCGACATACAACCACTATACGACAGTGAAGGTCCTAGATTTTATCCTGCCGTCCACCTCGGACGAGTGCCCAGCGATAAAGGTCGGGGCGTACAGTGCTATAGGGTGCCTTTTTGACCAGATTGTTATTCCGGTCAAGGAGCTGGTGTATGAAACCAACAAATCAAGGCTGGTATCTCAGAGGGGGCTAGTAATTGGCCCCACTACCATTGTGATTCCAGGGCTGACAATACGCTCGTTGTCGAAGGCGGGAAACTATGTATTCAAGCCCGATGAGCCTGCTATGAAATACGCGTTCTCAGTGGAGGACGGACACGGCAGGGCAATAGATAACGTCAAAAGCGTAGCGGTGGAATTCGATAGGACATCCTCAGAGGTAGTAGCTGCCCAAGTGGAGTTACAATTTGTGGGGGAACACATCCCGGATGACGAGGAAATAGCGGCAGGAGTGAATCTGCTAAGGGTGGCAGACAGACCGAATGAGCTGGTAATAGATGATAGTGTCAAGGACGCTGTAGTAGGCACATGGAGGGCAGAGGTCATAAGGGAGTCAGAGAGGCCCGGTAATGAGGACGAGATAGGCAAGCTGCTTATAAAGCACTTTGGGCAAGAACACGGAATAGACACCGCCAGAGCTAAGGAAATGCTTGTTGATTTCGTCGGCACCCTGGCACCGATGGTACTAACTACAATGTTCCCGGCGCTGAATGTCGCTATGGGAGCTGGCAAGCTGCTAAGTGCGGTAGCTGCTGCAATAGATAAAAAATAAGCTATACCTTGGAGGGTTAATATGCCAGCGGCTATAGGAAAAGATAAATCTGATAAAGCTATGATAGCTAAGGTGATAGGGGCGGATGCTGATATCAGCGACTCTAGGCAATTGCTGGGGGGAAGTGAGGGCGATTCGAAAATATTCTCCGGCTCCTCTGTGGAGATACCGTATTCCCCAATGGCTCTAATAAACGTGTTCGAGCAATCCAATAGCTTGAGGCAAATGGTCGATGCGTACAATAACAACGTGTACGCCACCGGGTACACGATAGAGCCGGTCATAGACATTGATGCCGAGGGTATTGAGGACGACATATCCGATGCTGTGTATGCCGAGAGGCTTGATGAGTGGATAACTAACGGGTCTGAAGGAAACGTTCCAGAGGACCCGACCGAAGACGAGGTACAGGAGCGCATAAAGGAAATAAGGTCACAGATAAGGCGTGAGACTCTTATTGCCAGTGCGTTCTTTAAGTCGGTATGCTCGGAGTCGTCGCTTGTCACCTTATGCAAGACTACTGGTATGGACTTGGAGATAACCGGCAACGCGTATTGGGAAGTGATGAGGGATAGCCTTGGGAGAGTAGCCAGGGCGTCACACTCGCCAGCAATCAAAACCAGACTTGGCAAGATAATGAGAAAGCGGGTAGAAGTTGCCGAGCGCCGATACATATCTGACGTCAAATACGAAGAGGTGATAATACAAAGAAAGTTCAGGTCCTTCCTGCAGGACTCGGGCGGTGGTGTGGTGTACTTCAAGGAATTCGGTGATCCCAGAGCTATGTCATGTCAAAAGGGCATAGTATTCGATGACGAGAAGGCGTTCAACGCTGCAAAGAAGGACGGCACCATAGAGGAAGGTGATGAGCTAGCCAACGAGATGATGCATTTTAAGATAGTGTCTACTAGGACGTCATATGGAATACCGAGGTGGATAGGGGTACTGCTGGAGACGTTGGGATCAAGAGCTGCCGGTGAAGTGAATTACGACTATTTCGACAACAAGAGCATACCACCACTAGCAATCATAGTGTCCGGTGGCCAGTTGAAGAAGGGAGCCGATAAGGTAATTGCTGAGTGGATAAAGAAGACTGTCAAGGGTAGAGAGAATTTTCATTCAGTGCTGGTGCTGGAGGCTACCCCTGGCCGTGGTTATTCCGGAAAAGATACACAGCCGACAGTGAAGCTCGAACCGCTGACGCAGTACATGGATAAGGATGCGCTGTTCCAGAATTACGATGAGAATAACAGGACGAAGATCGGCGCAGCGTTCAGGTTGCCACCACTGCTACGCGGGGAAATAAAGGACGTGAACAGATCCACGGCTAAGGCTACCCTGCAATTTGCAGAAGAACAGGTATTCGGTCCTGAGAGAGAGGATTTCGACTGGGTAATAAATGAGACGCTGGGCAAGGCCCTGGGGTTGTCGCTGGTTAAGTACAACTCGATTGGTGTGCAGGTCAATGATGTGACAACGATGTCCGAGATAATGACCAAGCTGCTAGGTGTGGGGTCTATCACAATAAACGAGTCCAGGGCAATACTGCAGAAGGTCCTGAACAGGAGACTTCCGACTATAGACGAGTTCTGGGCCAATCAGCCGATAGAAATAACCAAGCTGGGACTTACACCATCTGACGAGGAAGAGGACATCGAGGAAGAAGACACCAACGAGGAAGAGACGGAGGATGGGGGTGTGCTGGCGAGCTTGGAGAGGCTAAGCGACATGGTAAAAGGGGCAAAGGCGCTAGGCGAGAAAATAGCCACCACCGAGCAAAAGCGGGGTCTGGAAGCGAATAACACGGAACTTGACGGGTCGTCAAATGAATAATAGCAATATAAAGCTGCTAAAAAAATCCGGGTGTGGGGGGTCAAAATCAGCAGATATGCTTACAAAGCTAACAGGTGTATCACCGGATACAATACTAGAGAGGCTGAAGACCCTGCCGCACGCGGAATCCAGCAATGAATTCCTATTTACCTCATACAAAGTGCATCCGATAGCATCAATGGCTGACTTTGAGCACGTAATACTGAGGGGGGTATTGTATAGGTACGATAGCAAGAGGCCAGGAGCGGAGCCGGTGTTAGTTGGTCGCTGTCCAGTGTGCGGCACAATGAACATGTGGACCGGGTGTCACGTTGGTGATGACCTTACAGTGCTAGCCGTAAAAAACGGGCAGCGTTCCGATGATCCTGCTGTGATGGCGTGCAACTGCGCGAGGTGTCCTGGGAAGTGGTCAGTGATGAAGGGTACTATAGTAAGTGCCAAGGAGTCTGACAGTAATGTACACGTGTATTAAGCAATGAGTGGGACATACGTACAAAGAGAGGCATCCAGCGGATTCTTTACGGCATTGCCATATAGGGATCTAGGCTCTAATAAGATACAGGCTATCCAGAAGATGGGTGCTGGCGTTGAGGAGTCGGCTTCCATCTTTTTCGGTGGCGTGCTAGTAGATGGGGGTGCCGGTAAGAGCACAAAGCTAATGCAAGCACCCAGTAGCGGCGCAGCGTCAGTGATCAAAGAAGCTACCAGGCTGGCTAGGCTGTATGGGTCCTCGACGGTTTCCGTGCCACTATGCAAGGTAGGGGATAGCGTCGTATGGAAGAGAGTGGAAGAATATAGCTCGGTTGGTGAAATGGAAGCCATACTGATACTGGCTAACGATCACGATGATATAAGGGGCTTGGTGGAATTCGGGGAAATGACCTACATACAGAAGGCAGCAGCTAAGCTGAATCCCATGACTCCAGTAGGGTATACATCGTTTGTTGGTAGGTTGAAAACTAGGCTATCGAAGACCACAGGGCCAATGGATAGTAGCAATCTCAATGCTGCGCTGGATGAGTTGCTGGGGGAAGGCACAGATTGGATAGGTGACAAGAAGAAGACCAAAGCTGTATTGCGAGCAGTGAAAGACGCGGCACCCAGTGACTACATAATGGATGAGCAGCTACCAAAATATGAGACGGTTCTGACGGCCACAGGCGAGGAAATAACTGACGGGGTAAAGAGAGATCTGGTGTATGAGCAGGGCGTATCAATGGGGCTAGATTTTACACTGGCAGACGAGAAGGCAATAGCAGCAGTGGCGGCAACACATACTAACTTTGTGCGCAACAGCTTTGGGGCGAGAAATGCGCAAATGTCGATAAAGGCCAGGAGTATAGTATCCCAGGGTCTGGAGGAGGGGCTAGGTAGAGGAGAAATAGCCGGGTTATTACGTAAGGACCTCAAGAACTCATATGAGAAGAACACCAAGAATTATATGGACGTGGTAGCTGCATCGTTCGTCGGTCGAGCAAGATCCAAGTCGTGTATGACCTCGTATCAGGAAGCACAAATAGAAGTAGTAGAGGTGCTGGCTGTACTAGACGACGCCACATCTGATATTTGCCGGTTTATGGATGGTAAGGTGCTATCCGTAAAAGAGACAATACGTATAACCGAGGCGGCTGATGGGCTGTCGAATCCGGCAGATGTAAAGACAGCTCTGCCATGGATGCGGTCTAATAAAAACGGTCTGTCCGTGCCTACTGCAGGTGGCGGGTCACTACAGGTGGCATCGAAGGGTGATGATGGAGTGCTTAAGGGCAAAATAGACGATGGGAAATACGCCGATGCGAAGATAGGATTCCCACCGTATCACGGACTATGCAGGACCACCACTATAGCCTCAAGTGACCTTACTGCCAGCGTGCAGGTCCCAGCCGAGGCACCGGTATCGGATAAGGAAATTAAGCCAGAGTCGGTACTCAGTGGCAAGCCCATTAAAGCCAAGCCGAAGGAAGAAGATGTAGATACGGGTAGCAATCTAGACATTGACGTATTCACACCAGCCACAGACTTTAATAGTGCTCTAAAACGCACGAAAGAGTTAGGGGTGGATATTGGCATGTACGGCAAAGATGCATCGCTGGACGTAATGAATGAAATAAACGGTGGCCTGGTAGAGGCACGGAATATGTTCGGGTCTAGTCAAATATCTGGGTTAAAAGTGTACTCGGACAGCTCCACACCTAGGGGCGGGTTAGTGCTGCCGGAGCCATCATCTGCTGTAGGGCAGGAGCTATCCCTAAAAAACATAAACAGCAGAATAAAGTCAAGCAATAATAAGAATGTGGTGCTTGTATCAGGCGCTGGTTCGGCTAGGCTATCGAAATCGGAGACAATAAAGGACGAAATAATAAGACAGGTAGCTGTTAGGCACGCTATGGAAATAACTCCCAAAGAAAGGAAGGAGTTCGGGGCAATAGCTAATAGTCTCACGCCACAACAGGCATATCAATTAGGGGCTAGAACGTCTAGATATATGGAGACAAAGCAGTCTAATCACCTGGCTGATGTATTTGGTGATATGATGTTGCACAGTGCACAGGCCACCAGGCAGGGAAAAAACCAGCCACAATACATGGTTAAGAACAAAGCAGCACTTGACACGCTGTTGACGTCAATAAAGAATAAAAAGCTACAGCCAAAATCAAAGCCAGTACCAGTACCAAAGCCAGTATCGATGCCAAAGGCAGGGACTAAAAACGCGACAAATGAGAAAATCAGGAGTAAGAGAGAAGAGGACAAACCGTCAATCGCAGACGTGCAGGAGGGCAGAAACAAGGTATCTGACAGGATGAAGGAGCCGGAATGGACCAAGCATTTCGATGATGCATTTTCGGCTGCTAGCAAAGAGATAGGGCGTGACGTACTCGACAGTAAAACTGACATGTCAGACTTAAGCTATGCCAAGCAGGTCAAGATAAGGGAAATCATCACAAAGAAGGTATTCTCTAAGATGTCCGATAAAGAGAGAGGCGGGATGACCCCAGATGATTTGATGAGTACTATGGTAAGTGTAACTCGGTCATGGACGTCCTCTTCTAATAGAGGTGGTGCCGCTATGCTTAAGGTGTGGGGGGAAAGCAGGTTTGGCACTGGCACATGTTTCCACTCTGAGTATATGGATGATGATAAGGGCAAGAGAGATGGGGCAATGTCTTATGGTTTGAAAGACATGGCTATAAGAATGACTCAGAAGCCAGCTATAACCGCCAAGAATAAAGCCAATAATAAAGGGTGGAAAAGCATAGCCGGTAATAGTAGTGAGCTAAAAAAGAGGGCTATAGCTGTAGGTGACACCCAGTATTGGATGACACAGAAACTACTAAGGGGGGAGGGGGTGAAGGGGAAGCCACTATATAGAGGCGTTAGTGGTGACATGGTAGCTGTTCATAAGGAGGAGACTGCCAAGCATCGTAGAGAGAGTCCTCAGCCTAAGCACGAGCCTAATGGGTTCACCAATACTAGAGAAAACCCGGTTGCAAGTTGGACTACTGACCCGACAACAGCCGCACAATTTGCCCTTGAGAATGGCCCAAAAAGGGAGAGCGGCAGAATCATGGTCAAATATATAGACTCAAAGGATACGCTATATTCTGACCGGGTGTTAGACATGATGGGCGGGTCCTCTGCAGAGAGAGAATGGGTCACATTAGCCAGAAATCATGAGAGGTCGTTTATGAGTGAGCGCGTAGACCTTGACTATCACTCGGAGGAGGAGTACAAAGAGATAGAAGACAAGATTGGCAAGTACGAGACTATTGGCGGCGCTAAGTCGGAGAAGGAAATGTTCAGGCTTATGGTAAAGAGCGGATTTGCTAACCAGGAAGAGGTAGACGAGGAATTCGATAATGCCAAATAATGACAAGTCGTTCAGCACTAAGGAGGAGCACAGGAACATGCGCAAGACATACGCAGCGGCAGAAATACTAGGTATTAATGATGTGTTCATACCGGATCCGGACTGGATGAATGCACCGCCGACTGCGCCATCTAGTGGAAAAAAACGGTACAAACGAAGCAAGGCGTGACTAACCTAATACTTGACAGAAACCAACCAATTGTGGTAGAATTGGGTTAGCTAGGTGAGGGGAATAAATAAGGTGCCACCTGATGGAGATAAAAGCAATGCCCGATAAAAAGCGTCCGGTTATGGTAGAGCTGGCTGTGAACGGCAAGAAGCTGGAGTGGATCAGTGAAAGAATAGCCGATATAGTAGAGCTTAGCTTCTGGGGTGACATGGGATGGAAAAGGTCAGAGGCAGCAACGGCAGCGGCAACGGGAATGATCCCACCGGTAAACTACTATACCGGGTCCGAGAAGAAGAGGAGAGCGCAGTTATGTGTAAAGCTGGTAGAAGAGCTAAGGCATGACCTGAAGTGGTCGTGGGAGAGGATAGTAGACATGCTGTCAACGGCTCTTAGACACAAATTAGACGGCAGTAATTGGACACCACCAACAAAAAGCGGGTGGGCAATACCGGATATAGTGTAAATACTCAAAAGGAGAAATCAATGTCCCTGAAAATCGACGCAAAGAAAATGGCGGCTTCGTCCGTTGGTGACCTTAGAAGTCTGGCGGTAGGAGCTAACAAGCTGGCGGACGATGTAGAGAAGAAGGCCATCGACCAGGACAAATTCGATGCAGGCGTGAAGAGTCTGGCGGATAGCCTCATGAAGCTGGCTAACGTCCCAAAGGTGGACGAAACGGAGAAGGACAAGAAGAGTAAAGACGATCAGAAGAAAGCAGCGGACCTGGCGGACCTTGTAAAGTCCATGGGTGATGCAGCCAACAACGACGAGTTAAGCGACGACCAAAAAGCGGCTTTATCCGCTGCCACCGATGCACTGCGGGGCTTGGTTCCGGACGAGACATCCGAGGTGCTGAAGTCCGTAGTATCTGCCATCGAAAAGATGACAGCAGCCATGGATGAGATGAAGAAAGGCTCCGACGACGCAGGCGCAGACGATGACAAGGAGAAAGCCGCAGCCGCAGCCGCAGCCGCTAAAAAAGCCGACGATGCCAAGGCTGGCAAAGAAGAGGACGTCACAAAGGGCGATGACAGCGGAGACGATGACGATGCCGATGTTGACTGGGGTACCGACATGACCAAACAGACTGACAAGCTCAAAAAATAGCCTACGGCTAAAGGAGCAGTGCTGATGAGCAGCGAAATATTAAGAGAAGCTACACAGTTGCTAGAGAAAATAGCGAGCAAAAAGCTGGGTGTCAGTCTGGAGGTTCCAGACGGTACAGCGTCCCTGCTAGAGCACGCTAAATCAGCCTCATCTGGTGCCGGTGTCAGTGGTGAAATAGTCGGTATACTGTCGGCCATAGATACTAGTAAGTCATCCGACAGTGTGGAGGACTTATGTTGTACTATCGAAGAGCTTATGAGTGGCATAGATAGCAGTAGTGACCTGTACAAAGAGTTGTCACCCCACGTCGATAGCCTGTATAAATCATCTGGGTTCGAGCAGCTAGCATCAAAACTCGGTTGGGATGAGTCCACCGGACAATGGAGATACTGTGTACGCGATCCGGAGGACTTCAACGAGGATTCATTCTATACGCAGACCATATCTGGTGGTGTACAAGCCGTAGTGGGAGTCACCAAGGGCGATAAGAGCAAAATACAGTCTATGCGATTCAGCAAAACCGCATTTGATGACCTAGGCTCTGCCAAGGATTGGGCGGCTGAACACGAAGACATCATAAAGGGCATGAATGAGAAGGTAGACTCCCGAAAATCGGCAGAGGTGAACGTTAGTAAGTCGATGCTATTGGAGGGGGAGGACCTATGGGGCTTCGAGCAAAAAGTACGCGGGGCCTTGCGTGCACATGCCAAGGCTGGCAAATTACTGAATCTTCCACAGTCTGAGTACGGGAACGGTGGTTATGGCCCATATGTATCGGGGCTATTTGACACGTACCTAGTATTTGATTGGGAAGGCGACAAGTATTACTCGGTTGACTGGTCTAGGTCCGGAGACGAATTCACATTTGGCGAGTCGGTCACTGAAGTTAGTATGAAGGTCACTTATCAGCCAGTCAGTAAGTCATGCGATGATGCGGGGGTAAACGTCAGTAAGTCGGATATAATGGACGGTGAGAGCATGGATGACTTCAGGCGCAATCTGGAATCGTCTCTGCATGACTGCATTAAAGACGGATCGGTAGCACTGCCGCAGCAGGCAGACCGGGCATCCGACTTTTGGCCGTACGTGTCCAGTATATTTGACACATACCTGATTGTCGAGATGGAGAGCAGTAAATACTATATGGTGATTTGGTCTAGGTCCAATGATGGCAAATTCTCATTTGATAGTGCGGCTCCCGAGGTGATGAAGAGGACGGTATATCAGCCGGTTAGCAAGGGCAATGAGCTGGAAAAGCTGGATGTACTACTGGCCGGACACTATATCAGCAAATCAGATGACGGGGACGAAGAAAGATTTGTCCTTGGTGGCGTACTGGAGCCTAATGATGGTACGGATGGCAAACTGAAGCCGGACACCGACAAGGATATATACAGTGCAGAGGAAATCCGTAAGGCAGCACATAATTGGGCAGCTAATGGATTCGAGCTGGGCATACAACACTTGGTTAAAGCCAAGTCTACGTTAATACCCGTTGAAAGCTATATAGCCCCACAAGATCTGGTGGTTGAAGGTGTCGAGTTCAAGAAAGGCACGTGGATAATGGCTGCTAAGGTAGTCGATGATACACTGTGGAGTATGGTTAAGAAGGGCAAAATGACTGGATGGTCTATAGAGGGCAAGGCATTTCGTACCCCTATAGATGGAAAAGGAGGAGACTGATATGGCCACAGCAGGCAGCAAAAAGGTCATACGCAAGATGGCCGGTAGTGGCAGTGACGACGGAACGCATCTTCTCAGTGAGATAGAAGTGAGTAAGATTGATCTTGTCACTGCAGCCGCCAACAGAATGAAATTCGCGGTCATCAAAAGCGATGACGGAGTGGGATTCGAAGGTTCCGATAAGATATTAGAGGCAGCTATATTGCTTGCAAAGACCAACGATGATGATCGGGTTTCGGCGGCAAAGGACCTGCTCCTGACAATATTAGAGGTCACAAAGGTTGACATAGACGAAATAGCCAAGTCCGAATCTTCGGATGATGTTAGCTCCCATTGGATGACGCAGATGAAGGGTCTGTTTGAACAAATGAGCAGCACATTGAAGAGCTTAAACGAAAAGAAGGGCGATGAGGACAATGCTGATTACTTGAAGAACTTATTCAAGGCAGAAGGCGGCGTCGAGCCTAAGGAGCTAGTAGAAACCGTCAAGGCGATGTCAAGCGCACTCTCTGAGGTTGGTAAGATGGCCGGTGAGATAGGTGAACTGTCCAAGCGGCTGAATTCGCTATCTAAGAGAGTCGGAACCATAGAGAGAATTCCTGTAGGGAAAATGGGGTCTACTCTTGAAAGCGACGGAACACAGCCGGACGACGACGATGATGACCTTAGAGGTGACTTAGCTGCAAAGGCTGCTAAGCGCTGACACGCAAAAACTGACTAAAGGAGGTTTACGATTATGGATAACAAAACTCTGCTCGCAAAGGCGCAGATTAAGCTGAGCGATTTAGTCACAGACGGTGGCTATCTTAGACCGAAACACGCGGCTAGCTTCATCCTCAGCCTGATTGACTCTGCTGAACTCATGAAAATGTGCTACGTGACCGGAATGGCATCCCCAAAGATGTATGTCGATAAGATCGTGTTCGGAGATCGCATTCTGCATGGCGTGAGTGGCGATGGTACGGCACTGGCCGAGGCGCAGCGTAGCAAACCGACGACCGACAACATCGAGCTGGATTCACAGATGTTCAAAGCGGAAATACGCATACCGCAGGACGTTATCGAGGACAACATCCAGGGTGACGGGCTGAAGACGACCGTCATGGGCATGATTAAAGAGCGTGTGGCACTGGACATGGATGAGATTATCGCAAACGGCGATACAACGTCCAGCGATCCGGACCTGGCAATGCTTGACGGAATCCGCAAGCAGGCATCATCCAACGTGGTTGACGTTGGTGGGGCGTCCACCACAAAGGCCGTTCTGCACAACATCATCAAGACCATGCCGAAGAAATATCGCCGTAACCGTCGCGATGTTGTGTTCTTGATGGCCGATCAATGCGAGTTGGCGTACAGAAACTCCCTGGCCGAGCGTGCGACAGGTGGCGGCGATAAATGGCTTGCAGAAGATATACCCGTCTTCTACAGCGGGTCCCCAATTCGAACCGTCCCGGTACTCCCGGAGAATCTCGGGGTTGGCAGCAACTACGCCGATATGCTGTATCTCAATCCCAAAAACATCAGAGTAGGTATCTATAAAAAGGTACAGCTCCGCACGGATGAGGACATTAGCGCTGGGGTTCTCGTTATTGTCGCACGTGTCCGCTTCGATGTGAAATACACTGAAGAGCAGGCAGTGACTAAGGCCCATTCCATCGCTGTCTAGCGGCTGGGGTGAATACCAGACTTTTTACTAATACGCCAATGAAGGCGTGAGGAGGTTTTGACATGACACCGACTTATTCAACCGGTGATCTTATTGGTGGTGCCGCTAGTGCGGCCACATTCTTCAAGAAAGTAAAGATCACATGCGATGACACCTACCCGGACGGTGGATATCCAAAGGAGGTAGCCGACCTCCTGCCTAACGGCGCGGCGCTTGTTTCCGAATACCCCGTAAGAACCGGTCCGACCAGTGACAGTGACTACGAGCTGTACTGGGACGCGGACACCGGCAAAATCCACGTTATCGTGACAGCCACAAACGCGGAGGCCGCAACGGGTCTTGATCTTACCGGTCTTAATTGCTGGTTCTTGCTGATTGCAAGTTAACAGGTTCGACCCCGTGAAAGGAGGTTCTACAAGTGGCAACTTTAAACACCCTGGACAGACGAGCACTGAGTGGAAGCGGCGCTGCCGAACCACATGCCAAGTCTCTTCTGGACAGCATCGATGCAATCATCGGGGAAGTGAACGCCAGACGTACAAAGGTACTCGGTCCCTACACTGCTGACGGGCTGGAACAGTCCATAGAGCACGGACTTGGTAGAATACCGACCGGCGTAGCTCCCTGCATCGTATACAATCCCGATAGCAATTATGCGGCAGGCTCCGAGGCGTTCAGCCTTGCACTTGGCACGCATACTGCTACTCATGTGAAGGTGACGTCTACTTCAGGCATCCAGTATTATCTGGTTGTTACTGGGGAGACGGCATAGTATGGACGATCACACTTGCGGTCTGGGGATCATAGATATCGGCCCCCAGGCCGCATGATGGAGTTATTACAGTGAGGAAAAGGGCTAGCACAGAAATAATAAAGTCGGAGATAACGATTGTGTGTGCAGTGCACGATCCGGGTTGTCTTCCCGTGCTGGCCAAGTCGGTAGCGTCTATATTTGATTCCGGAATAAGAAATATCGTAGTGGTTGATTCCGGCAACAACGAGCCACACATAGTAGATATACTGCGCTCGGTGCCGTGGAAGACAGCTCATTATTACGGGGTGTCAGGCGGCAAGTTAGGATTTTCCAGGTCTAAACTAATCAATTACGGTGTAGCCAGAGTGAGCACCAGGTTCATTATGGTTTCTAACGCCGATAACATACTAGTTCCACAATTAATAAATAGTGTATGCGAGACGCTAGCGCGTGCAGCGTCGTCTATGGTCGTTATACCAGTTAGGTATGTGTCCGCCACGGATACTGAGTCGTTTATGTCGAAGGAGTGCAGGGCTACCGAGTTACCAGCAATGATCACCAAATCGGACGATTCCATACCCGACTCGGGGGAGCCGATGGTATCCCCGTCATCCCCGTTTGTATGTGGGAGATACGATTACTGCTCATCTGGGGGGTTTGACTGTACACTGGGCAGCGTCTCATTCGAGATGGAAGACCTCAAGGGTCGGTGGAAACAGCAGGGCAGAGATATAGTATATGCCGATGGGTACTCACATCATTTGTACCACGCTGAGAGAGAGCACGTTAACAACACGAAGGCTGCGGCTGTTGGCACTGATGATGTTGTACAGTTTTCATATTTAGCAGTGGAAGGCGTGTCCTTTGTAGACTGTGCCATCAAACCGGTGGCCACGGTTATCGTAAAGAAGAATATACTGATATGCGGTGAGACTCTGGGGCTAGGTGGCGCTGAGAAGATGACGGTAGACATAGCTAATTCCCTAAACAGGTCCGGTCGTTTCAACGTCGAGGTAGTGCTAACCGTATCACGTAATGGCATATTCAAGGATAGGCTCGACGGCGGTATACCGGTTAGCCTGGTTACATCTACGAAGGGCCTGACAGACATCGTATGCGAGCACAAGCCAGATGCCGTACTTGTTAACAACTGCAGAATCGCAACGCAGTGCATTAGAGACATAACCAACAGGCACAAACCCGACTACATAGGTGTGCTGTTACACGGGTTTAATGAGTGGACTATGAGAATGGTCCCAGACGAATTAGATGACGTGATAACCGACATCGTGACAATATCCCATGAGGCGGCTGGTGGAATAATAGGTAAGAAGCCAGCGTATAAGGGAAGACTGGCGGTATTCGAAAATTACGTAGATACCGACATATTTACGAAGAGCAGCGGAGCACGTACGATCTTTAATAAGTACGGGTGGCCGGACGACTCATTCGTATTCAGCTATATGGGCAGGTTCTCCGGAGAGAAATCATTAGTGCCGCTGGTAGAAACTTTTAAACGTGTGTTAACTAGAAACAAAAAAGCCAGACTGTTAATGATAGGCGGTTCAGATCCTGGTGTTCAGTCGTATAAGGGGTACTGGGACTCTAATATTAGGGTTATTACTGACTACATTAAGCAAATAGGGGTGGAGCAGGAAGTAAAAATAACCGGAGTCGTCAAGGACCCGTGGACGTACCTAAATGAGACAGATGTGCTCGTTATGTCGTCGCAATTTGAGGGAGTCCCACTAGCACTGTTAGAGGCTATGTCGTGCGAGGTGCCGTTTATTTCAACGGACGTAGGTAGCGTCTCCAGGTTCTCTAACGCTGGAGCCGGTGTGGTAGTGAAGAAGGTCGGACCGGATATGAATGACGGGGAAAGGTCGGAGTTCGCAGGTCACATGCTATCGGCTATGCGTAATCAGCCACGCGGGATAGCAATGGGTAAGGTTGGTAGGGAATACATAGAGAGGTTTCACAGCCTTAACGAATATAGTAGCAAAATATCTAGGTATTTTTGTAATGCAGTGTCTGGTGACGGTACGACTAATAGTGATCGTGCCTGTGATAGAATAGTGGATCCAATAGTAATCTGAACGAGAGGACCTAAAATGTCAAAGTTAGTAAGAATCAAACCCGTAAACAAGAAATCCGGCAATATGGTGCGCAGATACGGAGCATTCGGCCACGTGTTTGACGTTGAAGACGGGTGGTATATGGTGGATGACGATGTTGCCGGTAGACTGGTGCTGAAGACGACAGACCCCCATGACTCCATGACCTCCACCGTGTTTGATGTGGTGGACTCCAAGGATGAAGCCGTCCAGTTAGAGGCTGTAGATAGGGCGAGAAAACTGCAGGAAGCCAGACAGCAGGATTACCGGGGTTCCAGAGACTCCATTCTGCTATCCAAGGACGGCGAAAGACTGACTCAATCGATTCCAGACGTAGCACCGGAGACAGTGACCAGGAATATTAGAAACGTGGGATCCCTGGATGACATCGTGGATTCCGAGGATCTGGATGATGAAGAGGACGACATCGACGACGATGAAGAGATTGATATGGTGGCAGAGGCAGAGGCAGAACGCAGGGCTGATAGCCCCAAAGCTCTGAAGACAAACGGAGCAAAAAAAGCCGCTGCACCTCCTACGAAGAAGGTGGCTGGCAAAGGCAAGGGCAAAAAGGCCGCTAGCAAAAAGTCCGCATTATGAGCGATAATAACACCAATAACGGTGATAACAGAGCTGCTATAATCGGGAAAGTAGCCCTTCCAGAAAGTGGCGAGTCTAGAAGGACATCCGATATAGGGCTGGCAGCGTTCGCCAAAACCAGGGGGCTAACTCTCAAGGCTGTTAAGAGGGTGCCTGGTAGGGGTAGAAATGAAATGCAGTTCACGCTAGACGATCCGAACAAAATATTCGATAGCATAATACTGGACTGGGTTAACTCCCCCGAGAAGAAATTCGATGACGAAATCAGAAGCTTAAAGAAGCTGATGTCAAGGTACGAGGCGTAGTATGGCACCTATGAACGAAAAGCAGATGATGTCACTGGCAATGAAGCTGGTATTTGTTGAGGGTAGTATGACCGCAATAAATAATATAAAGAAGGCCCCCAGTGACATCATAAAGGCGGTGGTGAATAAACACGTACCTAACGCAAGCGATGAGTCTGTGGCACTGGTGCAGGCGTCTATAATCGGCATGTGTGACTCGTACCTTGCTAGCACGCTTCAAGAGGCAAAAAAGATGGCCGACGGGTATAAAGAAGTCATTACCGATGACACATCTATGGAGCGCACACTAAAAAGAATATCTGAAATGCTGGGCGGTAAAAGCGATGATATCTCTGTACAGGAATCAAATAGTAGGGGCTGATGATCCGGCTCTTGTTTGGTATTTCACCGATGGATCTACCGGTCTGCTGGCTGACCCCGATAGCATGGACTATCGGATAGTAGTACTAAACGATCCATTAGAGCAGGTCCTACCAGAGGTTGAGATGTGGCAGGAACTGGATATTGACGCTAATAAGCTCAGTATCGGCAGGTATGTGCTCCCGTGGTCGGTGCCGAGCGATGCAGACATTGACTATGCGTACAGGGTGTATGTTAGGTGGGTGATGGGGGGAGTCACTAAGACAGCGTGGCAGGATATTGGGGTTAATGACATGGACTACGGGCTTAGCAATGAATGCTGTTGCCTGATGTGTGACTTAACGCTATCCGGGATAGACCTTTCGAGCATACGTAATAAGATGAGGGCAGCTTCTCTAATACAACGGATGTCCCAGTACATTAGAAACATTACCGATAGATCGTTTCACCCCGAGTATAAGACCATCAAGCTGGACTCTATCAGCAACGACACGTTGATGTTGAGGGAGCCAATAATTGGGATAGAAAGCATGGTATTGCCGGAGCTGCTCGATTTCGAGGTTGACGCTGGATCAATGGCGATATACTCAAGACACCTAACTGACAATCTCAAGGATCCGGATGATAGAGACGTCCCTATGATTTACATGGAGAATGGCATACGTGGCGGGTCACAGAATATCGAACTTACCGGGGTATTTGGTTACACAGACCCGGACGGCACCTGCTTCGGGAAGGTCCCAGACTTAATAAGGGATGCGTGCGTGCAGTTAGTATGGAGGGATATGCCGGGGCTAATGGATCAGTCCGAGCAAAACGATAGGAGAAGGGAAGGGTTTATTACGTCCGAGAAGACCAGTACACAGAGCTATACTATGGATTCGTCGGTGGTGCCATCTGGTGTCACCGGAATAGGGGATGTAGATACAATACTGAGTATGTATTGCGCTCCATTCTCAGTGAGTGTAGCATGAGAGGGAGGCTAATAAACAAAATGTATGCTATGATAGCTAGGCTAGACACCGATACCACAGCAAAGGTGGAATTGGATAATGGTAGAACCGGCTATGACGACGTGTTTAGGGAAGTCGAGAAGAAATCAGACCCAGACGGCGGCGCTGTTGGTGAATCGGTACGTGCGGAAATGGAGCTAATATCTATTCCCTGTCAGGTGGAGCCGCTGACGTGGAGGGAGACGCAGGTAACACCAGGCGGAGATAACCCAGCCTCTGCTATTAAGCTGATAACGCATATGCGGTACCTGGAGAGTGACGGTCTGATAAGGGATGATGGCTTGCCTAGTCTTAGGAAGGGTGATAGGCTGGACAGAATAATGAACAAGCATAATAAGACTGTACAGCAATTTGATGGCCACCCGACTGGAATGTATTTATACTCAATAACACCGAGCAGCCACGGGCTTAATATGGCAGACCCTAAAGTTAATCTGGTAATTTTAATATTCACTAATAGGCAACAGGGAATATCGGCGTAATGGCTAGTAAGACTCTAATAGGGCATTGGAAAGATGCCAATAACCTGCTGGGTGAGTTCAGCAGTCGTCTACACAAGGCCACAGAGGTAGCTATGAAGAGTACCGCCATTAACTTAGAGGGAACAATAAAGAAGGGAATACGTGATCAAGCGCCTGGTGGGGTCAAGTTTAAGGCACCATCTAAGATGACGCTAGCTAGCAGAGAATTCAGCGGCAAAAAGGGAAGAACCAAGGCACTGATAGTGGACAGTGACCTATTGAATTCCATAACACATAAGGCCGACGCCGACAGTGCATTTGTAGGGATAAAGAGGAGCGCACGCAGTAAAAAGGGTGATGGAAAGAAGATGATAAATATAGCCGAAATACAAGAAAAGGGTTTCGGACCAATAGTCATCCCATTCACCCCGAAAGCGAAAAGATACCTGTTTGCAATGATGAAGGCAACTGGTATGGCGGTAAAAGCGAAAAGCGTGAGCACTGGTACAGGCAAAAACGTGATAATTGTATACATTCCCCCGAGGTCCTATTTGGTGTCAACATTTAAGAAGTGGAAGAATACAGCTCCGGACGAGTTCAGGGCCAAAATTGCTAAGGTAATGGAGGACTACGGAAATTAATGACTATTCCGGCAATAAATAGCATGGGACCAACAGCGGGAAGATCGGTAGGCGCATACACCACCTATATACTCGGGTCCGGGTTCAGGCAGACGCCAGATGTGGACTCGGAGTTTTACATCGACATAGGCGGGGTGGTAGTAGTGGATTGGCCGGAAACCGTAAAAGTGGAGGTAAACGGGGTAGCAGCGGATAGCGTGGAGGTACTCAGTGCCACCGTTATAAAGTTCAATATGCCAGCATATAACGGGGATCCGAAATCGCTACCGGCAACGGTGGATGTTGTAGTATCGAATCTTGACAGTGACGAGGTAGTAATTGCAGGCGAGACGGTGACAGCAACGGAGATATTCACGTACAAGCAAAAGGACCTTACTAGTAGATCTCATTTGCTGGGGGTCATAGCGTCCCTGGTACTGTCCTTAAGGAACGGTATAATACCGAATGTATCGATGACTCAGGATGTGGATTGGACATCGATGCCAACCAGTGAGGACAGGCCAGACAGCGATGCCGAATTACCAGCAATATATGTATTAGGACCAAGGTTGCAAGACTACAAAGAGGATAAGTCACTGCAAGAGGATAATATACTAGTGGAGTCGGAAGACTCGGAGGACGAATACAAGCATAGAAAAGACCCGGTGACTGCTAACTGTGTATTTACGATAATGGGCGTGTCCAATAATAAGTCCGAGTCTATAAATATGGCGCAGGCGTTTATAGAGTGGTCGCAGGCCATAAAGGAAATAAGGGCATACAGAAACCCGAATAACCTGGAGTCAGAGGCACTACAATATAGTATGGGCTTAACACCGGACGGACAGCCTGATTTTAGTAGCCGGTCTGGACTCCATCAGTGGGCTGCATCGATAATTATAGACGGTGTGCAAATGACACCTGAAGAGCACTTGATAGTCGATGAGGGATACACCGTGTACGACGGGACAGAGCTTGAATGGGCTATGGGTCTTCCGTTTGCATGGCTGACAACTACAAGAAAAGAAAATGACTAAGGAGGAAAGCGCAATGGCCAATATATGTATGAAGAACGACGGGAAATCACCAATTACCGTAACACTCCTGCATGACACATACTGCAGGCTGTCCGGTAAGTGCGTGTGTGAGCGCAGGTCGGTAAGGGGTAGTAAGAGGAAAAAAGATGGATCCGTGGCTACTACTGTCAAAGATAAGAGAATGCCGCATGTGATAATGCTGGCAGTCGGGGAGAAATCGTGTGGACTGCACGAGTCGGCTAGAACACTGCCAGACGCTATGAGGGCCATTGAACACGGGCTTAAGATACAAGATGATAAGGGTAACAACAAGGACAATGCCTCAGCAAAGCAGGGGGTATCAACTAAGCGGTTACATACAGGCACTGGCAAGAAGAAATAATAGCCATACCAAATAGGGAGGTTTAAGATGGGTCAATTGTTATCGTCAAAATGGGTCGTGAAAAGGCAACCGCCGAGAGTCACGAATATACCATCAGAGGCAACGGCTGTCACTGCTAACATAGGAGTCACCGAAAGAGGGCCAATCGGAATCGATACCCTGGTGACATCATGGGAGGAGTTCTACAGGAAATTCGGCGGAATAACGGCAAATGCGGACGCGTCGATGCAGGCGTACTTGTTCTTCGAGGAGGGCGGTCAGATGTTGCATGTCACCAGGACATGCCACTATTCGAATATTGACTCAGCGGCCACATACGCGGCCACGAAAGGCACCGCTAATCTCAGCACAGGCGCTGTATCTCCATCGACCGGAAGTATTGACACTACGGAGTCGGCACCGTTCAACCTGTCCAATGGTGACACGCTGCTGATCGAAGCAATCAATGATGGGGTGTCGTCCGGTGATTTGACCACCACCTTTACAGGTACGGCGGCACAGGTCGAGTCTGCTGCAGAAATGTACGCACTAGCTGACGGGCAGACGTTAACCCTAAAGGTGGACAAGGGACCGGAGCAGTCCTTATCGTTCTTGACGGCTGAATTCGTTGACATAACAACTGCTACCGCTAAGGAGGTGGCAGCGGTTATCGGTGCAAAGGCTACCGGTATCAGGGTGACATCAGACAGCAGCAAGGTGCAAGTAATAAGCGATGTTGCTGGTTCGTCCTCGTATGTGGAAATAACCGGTGGTACTGCAAATGCCGTACTGGGGTTCTCCACTAGTGAACAGGCTGGCACCGGAAATGTAGAAGACCTGGCGAATGTCACGGTGGACGAGCTATACGGCTTGTTAACAACTGCATTAGGCGTGAATGCCGATGTATCGAAGACTGTCACGGTTGTGACAATAGCCAGCATCGGCACCGGGGCTGACTCATCCATACAGGTTAAGGCGGTATCGACGGCTGATACTAAGATTGGCTTGACTAATGCTGTCTATTCCGGGTCTGACGGCGGCACAGCCGTAACACTGCGGATAGACGGCAAGACAGAAGGAAGCTACACGGACGATGTACAAATAGCTGTAGAGGCAGCATCATCCGGCGTAAGCTCCGAGTTCAACCTATCGATCATAGTAGGCGGATATGTTGAAGAGTCATTCCCCAATCTGACTATGGACTCAGACAACGACAGATATATCGAAACGGTTATCAACCATACGGCAATCGGGTCCGACTATATAGCCGGTGTTGACATGAGCGCGGCTGGGTCGGTGCTGCAACGTAGACCCACCAACGGATCATCGTTTGGTCCTCTCACTGGTGGCGGTGACGGTCTGTCCAGTCTGTCGGCCACTGACTTTATCGGGTCATCGGTAGCCAGGAATGGAATGCATTCACTGGAGCGCGTGAACTCGGTAGACCTGCTGATTATTCCGAATTACAGCAGCGTCTCTGCAGTGGCTAACGCTATGATACAGTATTGCGAGATAGATAAAAGCAGCATGATGTTCTGCATTATCGATCCGCCTGCTAGCAAGACAGCCGTAGAAATGGTCACATGGCTGGAGGACGAAGCGCAGATTTATGGCGAGTCAGAACAGGCCGCTACATACTGGCCTCGCATACGAGTCAGCAACAAGTGGGAGAGCGTGTATGGCTCCGATGACACCGTGGTGGTTTCCCCGTCTGGTGCCATAGCGGGCCTATATGCCAGAAATGACGCATCGGGGCCTGGTGGCATCTACAAGACGCCTGCCGGTTCAGACGCACAGGGACAGCTTTATACCGCTGTCGGATTTGAAGGCGATGAGGACGAGCCGCACGAAGTGGAAGATGAGAAAAAGCGTGATATTATCTTCCCGAAACGCATAAATCCGATACGGCGTGATAGCGGTCCTATATACCTGGACGGTGCCAGATGCTTGAAGGGTGATGGCCCGTTCCCGTTTGTGCAGCAGTCCAGAGGCACTATAAAAATATCCAGGGAGATGACGAACGGCCTTGACTGGGTGCGCCACAAGAGAAATTCCAAGTCGTTAAGGAATAGAGTACAACGCGCGGCCATCAAATATCTGAATAGTCAGACTGCCGTCAACGCATTCGCATCAAAAGACCCTGATAAGGCGTACTTCTTGGACGTTAGCGAGCAATTAAACACCCCGTCAGTGCAGGCGTCTGGTCAATTGCTGGTCAGAGTAGGTCTGGCATACGAAGACCCCATTGAATGGGGCGTACTGATGATTACCAAGGACACCCGGAAGCTCGAAGACGAGCTGGGATTATAAGCTGAAAGGAAAATATTGATATGGCCAGCAAATTCAGTCACAAATATTTATTTCGTATTGAGATAGACGGGGTGGAAAGGGCGGTGTTTGAAACCTGCTCGGATCTAGCCGGAGAGGTGGAGGACGTCGTATTCTCGCCAGCGGGATCACTAAGAGATCACAGTGAGCCTGGAAAGGTGAAGTTCGACGATATAACCCTTACAGCGGGCAAAACCAACAGCTTAGAGCTGTACAACCTGTGGGAGGAGACGGTAAAAGCCGACGCTGGCATGGATGATGACACTATCGAAGTTGGTGGTGGAACCGGCAGTGACGACACCGAGATGCATTTTGATATCGTCGAGCTGAACAGATCGGGATCGGAGAAGGCTAGGAATCGAGTAGTCACCGACTACGTTAAAAGATACGTGCATGGCTCATGGGATTCCAAGGCCAATGAGGTAGTCGTACAGAGCATTACATTCAAAACCCAGCAGTGGAAACCAGTATCCAAATCGGCCTAAATAGCCAACGAGTAATAGAGAGGGCATAATAAAATGTCTGGGATTAGCATAGAGGCAGAAAAGGGCAAAGACATAGGTGGAACCGTCGAGGATGCTGTTGGGACAGTAGGCACTGGTGGCAGTGACCTGTCAACAGCCAGCGACGGAGTAAGAAGCGGAAAGACTAACACCCTAAAGCTGGTATCCGGGCTTACTCTGCTGGTGTCAAAATTCAAGGTTAAGCACGAGGACATATGGTCCGACCGAGATAAGATGTACGCTGGTGGAATGGAGGACATATTCGAGGACATAACCATTAAGGTTGTAGACCCAGGACCATATAGCGAAACCGGCGTATTCAAGGACGGAGTGCTTGACTGGTCTAGGGTCCTCACTGGCGATAGGGTTGACCTCCTAGTACAAAACAGAATAAAGTCGTATCGACACGGTAACGAGTATTGGTTCGATCACGTATGCCCAAAATGTCAGGCAGCACAGGATGATACATTCGTCGACTTGCTGAAGCTGAAGAGAAGGGAGCTGTCCGCCGACTCCAGAGCTAAGCTTATTTCGGGAGGACCGTTTGTAGCCGACCTTATGGATGCCGATGGTGGCGCTAAGTTCCTAATGCAGACCGGAGCGGACGAACGCAAGCTGATGGATATGGAAAGAAACGGACAGATAGACAAGGGTAAGAAGTCGGCAGAACTCATTATCAGGGTTAAGAGCATAGACGGTATTGCCCCAGAAAGGCTTGTCCCATACATCAGGGAGGACATGACGTCAGACGATGCGTGTGACCTGAGAAATAAAATGGATGAGGTTGACTGTGGCATAGATACATCCGTGTTCCATAAGTGCTGGTCGTGTAAAAGTCAGTATTGGGCTGATGTCCCTTTCGATCAGGGGTTCTTATCTCCGCAGAGGGAAATAGCGAAGAGAAGGAAGGCAATGCATGCAGAAGAAGGCGTGTAGGCCATGCGTGGATGGTCCTGCCGTTAATGGATCAAGCTAACTCATTCAAGAAGAGGCTGTCATTGTGCTGGAGGGCGCATGGTGGCAGCGGCCTTGGCATTACGTTTGGAGATATTGATGATATGACCGTCGATGAATTTGAAATGGCGCTGGATGTAGTAAGAGAATTTCGAGAGCTGGAGTCTAGGGCCATAAAGAAAGGGTGATAGTACATTGTCACTGAATAACCTAGGTTTGGGATTTAATTTTACCGCTAGAGATATGGCCAGCGGAGCTGTAAGAGGGCTAAATAGTAGTATGTCCAAGCTAGGTAATTCAGCCACCGGAGCACAAAGCAAGATATCAAGTGCCATGTCAATGATGGGTAAGGGTGCTGGTATAGCTGCGGCTGGTGCTGCAATAACCGGAATGGTGGCGGCACCTGTCGTTATATCAGCATCCTTCTCAAAGGGAATGGCAGAAGTGAGCACGTTAGGTGACTTCACCACCGAGCAAATGGACAACATGGGCAATAGTCTTCTGGACATGTCTGCTAAATATGCATCTGGTCTGGACACAGCGACAAAATCCCTGTATGATACGTTGTCCGCGTCAATGAGTGTTGCCGATAGTACGGCATTCCTTGAGCGGTCGTTCAAGGCGTCCGTTGGTGGGTCTACTGATGCTAGTACGGCGGTGGATGCGCTATCCACTGTTATAAACGGCTATAAGGGGTCAATAGCTGGTGTAACGTTAGAAACAGATGGAATGGCTAAGGTGGTAGCCAGAACCAGTGACTTAATGTTTATGGCTGTAAACAAGGGTAAGACGACATTCCCCGAGCTTGCAGCATATATGGGGCAGGTGGTACCGACTGCCAACGCGTTAGGAGTAGGTTTTGACCAGTTGACTGGGGCCTATGCCACTATGACCAAGCAGGGAATAAAAGCTGCTAACGCTACCACACTAATAAAGCAGGCATTGACAGCCGCCACCAGCAAGCAGGAGGTAGCGGCTAAGATGGGTAAGAAGGTAGCTGACGCCTTCAGTCTGCAGAGCCTAAGGTCAAAGGGC